TCCAAAGGGATTTCCTCCTAGGTTTAGAGGTACGACGAATCCAGGCTCAAAAGGCCATAATTGGGTTAAAATGGATTTCGTTGAGGCCACTGATTATGGCAAATATATTATAAAAGATCCAGTTACAGAACAATCAATTTCTTTTATTCCTGCCACAGTGTATGATAACTATGTCATAATGGAAAATGACCCTAACTATGTTAAGAGGTTGGAGAATCTACCAGAGAGAGAACGTAAAGCCTTTCTGTTAGGTGATTGGGATTTATTCGAAGGACAGTATTTTAATTTTGTTCGTTCTGTTCATGTGGTAGATAATATGGTTATTCCGAAAGACTGGGATAGATACGTTTCCCTTGACTATGGATTAGATATGTTGGCGGCATACTGGACAGCATTTGATCCGCAGGGGAAAGCTCATGTATACAGAGAAGCCCACGTTCCTAATTTAATTATTTCTGAGGCAAGAGAATTAATAAATTCTATGACATTACCGAACGAAAATGTAGTTTCATATATTGCTCCACCTGATTTATGGAACAGGAGACAGGACACAGGAAAGTCCGCTGCTGAAATATTTTCAGAAAGTGCAGATGGAATATTCTTAATTAAAGCTAGTAATGATAGGGTGCAGGGTTGGTATAACATGAGAGAGTGGCTAAGAATCCACAAAGTTAGAGATGAGCAAACTGGTGCAGATATATTTGTGTCTAACATGGTTATATCAAGTGAGTGTCCTTGTTTGATAAGAGGTATTTCAGAATCACAGGCAGACGAGAAAAATCCTAGTGATGTTGCAAAAGAGCCTCATATCTTGACACATAGTTGCTTGACTGGTGATACTATTATTGAAACTGTAACTGGTGGTATTAGAATAGATGAATTAATAGGGTCTAATCATTTAGTATATTGTATAGATGATAAAACAAGGAAACAAGAAATAGGTTTGGCTTATGATGTTAGAATGACAAGCCCTAAAGAAAAGGTGTATAAGGTTGATTTAGAAGATGGCAGATTTGTGAAAGCAACAGCAGACCACAAACTACTTACTGAAAGAGGTTGGGTAGAATTAAAAGATTTAAAATTAGATGACGAAATAGTAACTATTGATGGACAGACACCTTGCGATATGTTATAATATAAAGTGAGGTGAGAGTATGTATGTAGAGTTAGATGGTATTAAATTTTACAAAGATAGTAAAGGTTATTATAGTGGTGCTTTTAAATATAAAAGGCTTCATGTTTATATTTGGGAAAGGGAACATGGTAAAGTACCTAAAGGTTATCATGTGCATCATAAAGACGAGAATAAAGAAAATAACGAATTAAGCAATCTGGAGTTGATAGAAAAAAGTAGACATCTTAGTTTACATTCTAGTACGAAAGAAAATGTTGAACGCATCAAAAAAGTTTTAGAAGAAAAAGCAAGACCAGCCGCTATAAAATGGCATAAGTCTAAAGCGGGTAGAGAGTGGCACTTAAAACATTACGAAGATATGAAAGATAAGTTTCATGCGACTAAAGAAATAATCTGTTTAGTCTGTGAGAAAAAAGTAGAAGTGCCTCTTGGTGGAGGGGGAAAAGAAGGACATAAATTTTGTTCTAATAATTGCAAATCCACACACAGAAGGCGTTCTGGTGTAGATAATATAAAAGCAAATTGCATATTATGTGGTAAGGAATTTGAAAAAAACAAATATTCCAAAGTGGTATATTGTTCTCGTTCCTGTTCTGCTAAGGTTAACAGAAAAATTCAATTAGAAAAAATGGACTCAAATAGAACAAGTTAGTGGGTGACGAAATGAAAATCAAATCAATAACTTTTATCGGTGAAGAACCTGTCTATAATATGGAAGTAGACAGGTTTCATAATTTTGCGGTAAATGGAGGAGTGATAGTCCACAACTGTGACTCCATTAGGTATCTCCTTAGTAATCGACCAGCTCCTACAAATCCTGGTGCTACATATTACAGTGATGATGAGGATGATGATGATATTGATTTAAAAGGTGGCTATTTCGACAGTTAATTATTTGGCATAAAACATAGCACGTGCCACGTGTTGAGGACATTGTTACCCGATCGACAGGTTCTTTTTTTATGCCTTTTATAAATGGTCGGGTTATATTATTTTTAGGAGGATTTATGAAGTACAGTATTATTTACGCAGATCCACCATGGAAGTATGAGGATAACCGTTGTCAAGGTGCGTGTGAAAGGCATTACGCTACATTAAGTAATAAAAGAATATGCGAGTTACCCGTCAACAAATTAGCCGCTGAAAACAGCGTACTTTTTTTATGGGCTACTTATCCTATGTTAAAAGAGGCTTTTGAAGTAATTGACTCGTGGGGTTTTACATATAAAACAATCGCATTTCAATGGGTAAAGTTAAATAAAAGCGGGAATGGGTATTTTTTAGGATTAGGTCGTTGGAGTAGGTCTAATACTGAACCATGCTTATTAGCAGTAAAGGGCAAACCCAAGCGTGTGTCTGCTAGTGTTAGACAATTAATTACATCTCCTTTAAGACGTCATTCACAGAAACCTGATGAGACACGAGACAGAATAGTTGAACTTGTAGGAGATTTACCAAGATTAGAGTTGTTCGCCAGAGAAAAAATAGATGGCTGGGATTCGTGGGGGAATGAAGTAAAAAACAATATAAAACTTTCTTTGGAGGATTTATGATAAGTGAATTAACTATATTAATGTTAGTGCATGGATTAAGTATTCTATGTGGTGTATTTGTGGGATATAAGATAGCAATGAGGTGCGTTGATTTAGATTTAAAGTATGATAATGATGTTGATATACCTAGCTTTGAGCCAGAGGATATTGCAGAGCCACTACTAAGCAAGATATTCCCTAGCGAGACTGTGAAAAAGGCTATTAAAAATGCTATAAAGAAAGATTCTAAATTTGATGATGATACTTATATAAAGCCAATGACACAAGAGGATATAGAGGATAATGGTAGAAAACACGCTTTTTATGATTAAGGAGGTGTAATTTTGTTAAAGGCATTACTTAGCACGAAACGAGAAAGTGAAACAAACGAAAAAGCTAGTGTAAATCCTAACACTCCAGTGGAGCAAGAACTAGGGATTAAGATTGCTAGTGATTTGTATTCAGCGGACGCTGCTAAAACAAGCACTATTGATGAGTTAGGTTTTACTATTGAAGATAACTGGAAGGACGAAGAAAAGATATACAAAGGTGGAGGTCTCCAGTGGTGTACTGATTTTGCATACCGTAGTAAACGTATGAGAAAGATAAGACCTAACAGCGAGGATAATTTTGTATTTAATGCAGTCCAAATACAAATGTCAAATATTACATCAACTACACCAGAAATAAAGATTACAGGCACAAAAAACGAGCATGAGGTACAAGCTCATAAAATACAATGTGCAAGTCGGTACAATGATGAAAAGAACAACTTTGATTTATTGTGGAGACGATCTGTTTTAGATTTCTTGAAGTATGGTCCAGCTATAATGAAGGTTTCGTGGGATTCAGAGAAGTATGGTGGTAGGGGTCCCGATAGGTGGATTGGTGATGTTGCGGTAGAAAAAGTTAGGAAAGAAGATTTTCTACCAGACCCAGCAATACTTGATTTAGAATTAGATATGGATTCATGTTCTTTCATAATTCAAAGATACAGAAAAAAACTTTCTTATATTCATGACCGTTGGGAAGAATACGGGAAACACGTAGGAACTGATACTAACACCGATATTGATGTTAATGAGGGATTCAATCCTCAAATGACGTATGTGTATGAATACTGGCACAGAGGATTCCCTGAGTATATGCCTAAAGGTAGGAAAAAAGAATTAGAACAAAGGGCAATTGACCTAGAGGAAAAAGGTTATATTTACAAGGCAAAAGATATACTCGATATGTCAAAAGGAGATATAGACGGTGTTCACGTAGCATATTATGCTGATGGTGTTTTACTTGAATATGTTCCTTATGTATACGACCATGGTAAATATCCTTTTGCTTTTTCTACAAGATATGATGATGAAATAAGTCAATGGGGTTTTGGTGAGATAAGGAATATAAAAATACCCCAGGTCTTGCATAACAAAGCTGACGAAGTGGAAATGGAGGCTATGTCAAGGCAAGGGCTTGGTGGTTTCTGGTACAGGAGAGGTTCTATTTCTCCTAAACAACTAGAAAAAATCAAAGAGGACAACGGAAAAGGTGGAATGTTTTTTGAAGTAAACGATACAAACGGTATATTGCCACGTGAGGGTGTTCAAGTTCCACCTAGTATAACTAATTACAAAGAACATAAACAACGTATGGTAGAGACTGTTTCACAAGTTACAGCTATACAACAAGGAATAAGTCCATCCGCCTCAATGCCATTTAAAAGTTTAGCTGAATTAGGGGCACGTACTGACGTAAGAATGAGATCGGCTGCTGAAAAGCTAAAATACCTACTTATTAAAGTTAATATGATAAGGATAGATTTGTTCGAGCAATTTTATACAGAAGAAAGATACTACAGGCTAAAAGGTCCAGACGGAAAGATAGTAGAGGATGGAACAATCTCTAATCAAATGATGTATGACGTATGGATAAGAGAAACAAAAACAGATGAACTAGGAAACACAATCAATTTAGAGGAGCACTTTATACCTGACTTTGATATAGAGGTTGACGTAATATCTAAAAAACCTACTGACAGAAACTTCTACGCTAATATAGCTTTCACTATGTTTGATAGAGGAGCTATTACAAAAGAAGATCTATGGAAAACAGTAGACGAAGGAAGATTGCCAGATTTGGATATAGTAATGCAGCACTTGATGGCACAAGACAATATCCTTGCAATGACTTCCCAATTAGGTGAACTGCCACCAGAAGTACAACAAGAAATAATGCAAAGCAAGATGGCAGAATTACAGATGATAGTACAAGAGGCAAAAAGAATGATAGAAGAAAACCAAATGATGCAAAAGGGTAAAGGTGGTGGCGGTGGTGTGAACAACCCACAAAACCAAACTAACAAGCCCCAACAGCAACCTAAACCAAAAGAATTTGCTGACAATCTTGAATATAGTGGAGGACTTGTTGGAGGACAAAATTTTGATAATTCTTTAACAAGATAGTTCGGTTAGTATTTCACTCGAAAGAGTGTTTTTTTATAACTAAAATTCGCTTGAGAATAGCGTAAAAAACTCAAAGTTTAAGGAGGAAATATGTATTTAGATAATGACAAAACCTTTAACGAAGGTCAAGAGGGAGTCGTAGACCCTAAAGATAATAGGCAAGATGAAATCGATTATTCTAACACTGATTTGGATGTGGAGTTAGAAACCGAGGAGACATATGAGGAGGACTCTAACAACAGCGTATATGAATACGGTGAGGAAGAATCCGAAGAAACATATGAGGAGGTTGAAGAGGAAGAGGAAGTAATCGACACCACTCCACAAACTAAAAATAAGCAGACAAAAGAAGAAAATTCTTTGTATGCCAGAGTTAGAAGAAAAGAAGAGGAGCTCGCTAAAAGAGAGGCTGCTATTAGAGAGGCTGAAATAGAAAGGCACATTGAAACTGATATGTTGCACCCAGATAAAGTCTGGGAGTATTCCGAAGAACATGGCATATCAGAGGATGTTGCTAGAAAAATATTGAGGCTTGAAGCTAAACAAGTTGCTAATCAAATGAAACTTGAATCAGAAGTTAGACGAGCTAAAAATAAAGAACAATTAGAGGAACTAAAAAAGAACTCGTTGTATCCTCGTTTTGAGGCTAGACTAGAATCTTTGATGGCATCTAACCCAGACGTAGAGGCGAAAGTTGCTTTTAGGTATCTAATTGGAGAAAACAGCGAGGAAGTTGCACAATTACTAGAAAAAAAAGTTGAGAAACGTACATTAGCTAATGTGCAAGACAATATGAGGAGACGAGGCATCAAAGGAAGTGATGGTGCTGAATCAATTGCAAGTAAGTCGTTGTTATCTGGGGACGAGCTCGACATGACAATGGCTTTTGGCAACAATCCTAAAAAGATAGCACAGTATGTAAAAACAGAATCTAAAAAATTAAGGAGATGATAATATGAAAGGTTTCAACTGGGCTGGAGATTTAAACGGTCAAAAAAATCCATTAGTTAGAAAATTTTATATACCAACAGCAACCGTCATTGAAAAAGGCGAACCTGTTAGATTTACACCAGGTACAGGAATCGTTGTGTTAGACGATCCTACAGACCTACAAGATGCTATATTAGGTGTATCCATGCAAGAACACGCTGCAAATAGTGGAACAACACTTGAAGTTTCATATTCACCTACTGCTATTTATAAGTATGTGGCAGCAAAAGCATACACGCTTACTGGTGGTTCTACAACTACTGCTGTTGATGATAGTTTATTACCAGATGAAGCAGATACATTCAATGGTGGATCAATAAAAATCATTACTTGTGCTGCTGATTCTAGTCTTGTTGGTAGAATAGTAAAAATAACTGACTATGCAGCAACAGACGGAACAATTACTCTAGCTGAAACATTACCCGCTGCTCTTGCTGCTGGTGACACAATTTACATTTGCCCAGGAAACATGATGGAAGGATTTTTAGGTTGGGATTTATCAGCGGATGCAATGCACCCTGACTTTGATACAGAAGGCAGTAACGTATTAAAATTCCTATACTCTAATCCAGAAACATTGGAAATGTATTTCACATTCTTACCATATGAGCCGAATACTTAATAAGTTAATTTCGCCTAGCTACCATGAGTAGCAAAGGAATCCAGTTTTCGTAAAAACGATTACTGGTTTTTTTATACCCAATTTTAGAATAAGGAGATGATATATCATGGCATTAACAGCTCAACAGTTTTCCACGTTAGAAGGAAACATTAGAGAGGTTTGGGATGCGTTTCATAAAGCACAAAAAGACTATAACCCTGAGTTATATAACATCGTAAAAGGAAATATGGCACAGTATACTGATTACACAATCGGTACTGCTGGAAGAATGACACCTTGGACTGGTGCTGTTGCGTATGACACTATTTCAGAAGGTTATACAAAACAATACAGAGCAAGTAAACATTCAACTGGTATTCAAGTAGATAGAGATATGTACGAAGATAAAGAATGGAATAGAATTAAAAACCATGTAAATCTTATTGCTTATGGGGTTCACAAGACTTTACAATATGACGGAGCAGACATTTTCAATCAAGCATTTACTACGGCTTATCTTGGACCAGACGGAAAAAGATTATGTGCTACAGACCACAAATCAACTCCAGATGCACCAGCACAATCAAACACTGGAACATTAGAGTTGAATTATGACAACCTCGAAACTACTCTAAGAGCTATGGAAGATTGGGTAGATGATAGAGGAGACAAAATGCTTATAGAGGGAAACAGAATTATTGCTGGTTCAGCTCAAAGAGTCAATTGTCAAAAGCTATTTGGTTCTGACAAAGAGGCTTATGTAGCTGACAACACAAAGAACGTATACAACGGATTTGATTTCTTTATACATCCACTTATAAGCGGTAACAAGTGGTTCGTAGTAAATAAGGAATTAATGAAGGGTGGAGCTGGACTTAATATGTTTATGAGAAGAGATCCTAGAAGTATCGAAAGAGATGGAGATGCTGCTAAAGGAGACTTCAACACTGAAATGTTAAGCTGGAAATGTGTGGGCAGATGGACTAAAGGATGGACCAACTATTTTTGGTGCTATGGGCAAAACCCTGCATAATCTCCACTAGAAAAGATTGCAATCCCCCCAGCTATATTATATAATAAAAGAAATATTTTATAGTTGGGGGGATTTAATTTTTATGCCTAATGGAGTTTATCTAGTTTGCTGTATGAAAACAAATAATATTTATGTTGGTGAGTCAAGGAATATCGGACATAGAATTTCTAGACATAAGTGGATGCTAAAAAATGGGACTCATTTTTCTAGGATATTACAGGATGACTGGAATAATAACGGTTCGCACAATTTTACTTTTGGTGTAATTGAACATATGGCTGATTCCAATAAAGAGGAACGGGTAAAGAGAGAATCTTATTGGATTGAACATTATAATGGAGACCCAGATTATAATGTTGTTAATGTATGTTTCGGTGACACTCGTATGTCTGAGGAGGGTAAAGCCTCTTTTAAAAAGAAAATGAGCGAACGTATGTCTGGAGAAAACCATCCTATGTGGGGCAAAGAAGGATTTTGGAAAGACAAAAAAAGACCTGCTGAGTTTAGTTATAAAATTAGCAATGCTCTAAAAGGTCATACAGTCACAGAGGAAAGTCGTAAAAAAATGTCAGAAGCTAAACTAGGTAAAGAACCACCTAATAAATTTCAATCTACTCCAGAAATACTTGAAGAAATAAAATTTGGTATGAGTGCAAAAGAGTTCGCTGATAAGTATGGATATTCAAAAAATACTTGGAAACGAATAAGAAAAGAACTTAAACAAACAGGCGAAATATCAGATACTAAACTTTCAAAGTATAAGGGAGTAACCTTCGATAAGGGAAGAAATAAGTGGAGAGCGAGTTTTAGAGAAAATGGTAAAACTCGTACTATTGGTAGGTTCGATACTGAGGATGAGGCTTACAACATGATTTTGCAAAAGCAAAACTAAGTAAAATAATAACAATAATTAATGGGGAGGGGAACCTCCCTGCTTCCTATTTTAGAGAGGAGTGTTAATTATGGCATATACTCATTTTAAAAACTTGAGTGGAGTAAACAGTTTAGCAGTAGGTAAAAAAGGTAGTGAAAAGGTTATTGCTGATTCACTAGGAAGAATGTATTTAAACTTTGAGCCAGGCAATCAGTTTTATGTTGATTCTGGTTCTGGTAGTGCAAGTAATGATGGCTTAACATGGGCTACTGCTCTTGCTACTATTGACAGTGCAGTAAACAAATGCACAGCTAGTAATGGTGATGTTATATGGGTTGCTCCAGGACATACTGAAACAATAACAGGAACAGATATTACTGTTGATGTTGCAGGTGTGACAGTAATAGGTCTTGGCAAAGGTTCGCTAATGCCACAAATTAAACATAACCATGAAAACGCTGAAATATCTATTGCGGCTGACAACGTAACATGGAAAGGTATTAGACATACCGCCGATGTTACTGGTGTAAAAGTAGCCATAGAAATTGAGGATGGTATTGATTATTGTACAGTTAGCGATTGTGTCTTTGACGTAGTTGCTACAGCTACTGATGAATTTCTTGTATCAGTTAGGACTAATGATGCATCGAATTTTGCATTAATCGAAAATAACTTTTTTGACATGGGATTAGGCGGAGCTGTTGCGGCTATATCATTCACAAAAGATACTGATGGTACGGTAGTAAGAAATAATGTTGCTATGGGTGACTATTCAACAGCAGTAATTAATGGAATAACAACTCTTTCAACTAAACTTCTTATTGAGAAGAATTTACTTGTAAATGGAGATGCTGCTAATGTCGGAACTGAACCAGGTATTGAGCTAGTAACTGGTAGTTCAGGCATTATTCGTGACAATGATATAGTTTGTAATGTAAATACATTGGCATTGGCTATAGTAGCTGATGGTGTAATGATGTATAGAAACTATTCAACCGAAACAGTTGCTGAAACAGGAGCTGTGATTGGTACTGCTCATGCAAATGATTAGACTAAACTAATAAATATACTGGGGTACATATTGTACCCCTTTTTATTTTATAAGGAGATTTTATGAGAGAGATTAAAAGAGAAAGATTAATAGACGATACAGACATGTTGCTATTTGACATATTAGAAGAACTAAAGAAAATGAATAATCCTGCTATCATACCTACTGAACCTACCACAGAAAGTGTTAAGTTAATAACCGAAACTAAGAGATACTCATGCAAATACTGTGGTGGAGGACACGACCAACCATGGGAGATAGCTAAGTGTGGGAAAAATAAAAAGAAAGGGTGATAATTAATGTATGTTTATACTGATTACAAAACTCCAAAAATTATTGTTCCAAGTTGTACTGTAACTAATTGGAGTGGGTTGACAAACCAACCCGCGGGAGATGGAGTTGAAATTGTTTCGGATAATACTGCTGATACAATGGTATGTACCATATTTGGTACTACTCATGGCACAAACGCATTTACACACGAACAAATAAATTTAAATGGTACAACTGTAGTTTCCACAACAAAACCTGATTGGGGAAATATCTATGGTGTTATACTTGCTAAACCAGATGGCAGCCAAATTAAAAGGGCTACTGGAACAATAACCATAAGAGAGGCTAGTGGTAATCAAGCAATAACAACAATAACAGCTACTAACTTCCACGCAGGTATGATGAATTTATACTTACCTGGCACTAATGTAGAGATTTTTTCAGAGAGTGGAAACTTATACTGGAAAACCTTCTTACCTGTGGCAACAGCTACAACTGGCATTACTGACAAAGGTAAAACTGCAATAGGAGTTAAGGTTAAAGATTACGTTAGTTTAATATCCGATAATACTGGTTCTGTTTGTCAAATTGTAGTTTTGGATGATTAGTTGATTTATCAATTTAGTAATTTAATACCATGATTATACTTAATATGTAGGGAGGGTTTAAAATGAGAAGGACATTTGGTTCTGGAGATATAACATTAGATACTGAAAATGTTAATATAGACAATGCAGCGTTGGAGGCACTTATAGGAGAAGTACAAGCGAGTCCCACAGCCAACACATTATTAGACAGGGTGAAAACACTATCTACTTTAATAGGAGAAGTTCAAGCAAATCCTACTGATAATACTGTGTTAGATAGGTTAAAAGATTTACTTACTGGAATAATTTTAGCAGAAGGAACTAATATAGTAGGTAAAGTTGGGATAGACCAAACAACAGACGGTACAACAAATAAGGTTGCTGTTGGTTCTATTGCAGCAGGTACAGCGAAAATTGGAACAGTTAACATAAGAAATAATGCGGATAGTGCCAATATAGATCCTTTAGCAGAAGCTACATTTACAGGGCGTGTTGGAGAAGTACAAGCAAGTCCAACGGCTAACACGGTGTTGGATAGACTTAAAACTCTAGCTACATTAATTGGTGAAGTACAGGAGAATCCCACAGATAATACACTACTAGATAGATTGAAAGATATAAAAACAGCATTAGATAGTTTAACTGTAGAAACAGACACAACGGATTTAGAGGCATTGGTAGGTGAAGTGCAAGAAAGTCCTACCACTAATACGGTGTTAGATAGGTTAAAAACTATAAATACTACATTAGGCTCTTTATCAGTAGAAAGTGACACAACAGACTTAGAAGCTCTAGTAGGTGAAGTTCAAGCTAGTCCAACTCAATACACTTTATTAGATAGGGTTAAGTCTTTATTGACTGGAATAAGTTTGGCGGCTGGAACTAATTTGTTGGGTAAGGTAGGTATAGACCAAACTACAGATGGAACAACTAATAAAGTGGCGGTTGGTTCAATATCGGCAGGAACTAATAAGATTGGTTCTATAAATATTAGAAACAACGCAGATAATGCAAACATAGACCCTCTTGCAGAAACTACATTCACAGGTAGAATTGGAGAGGTACAAGCTAGTCCAACGGCAAATACCGTCTTAGATAGGTTAAAAACACTATCTACTTTAATAGGAGAGGTACAAGCGAGTCCTACAGAAAACACATTATTAGCAAGATTAAAAGATTTGTTATCAGGGATAGTTTTGGCAACAGGTAGTCATATTATAGGACAAGTTGGAATAGACCAGACTACTGATGGCACGACTAATAAAGTTTCGGTAGGTTCTATCGCAGCAGGTACAACAAAAATTGGTTCTATCAATATAAGGAATAATGCAGATAGTGCGAACATAGATCCTTTGGCTGAATCAACATTTACAGCGAGAATAGGAGAGGTTCAAGAAACACCTACAGAAAACACGGTATTAGATAGACTAAAAACAATAAACACAACTCTAGGTTCATTATCAGTAGAAACAGATACATCGGATTTAGAGACATTAATAGGGGAAGTACAAGCGAGTCCTACAGCTAATACTTTACTAGATAGGGTTAAAGCGTTATTAACTGGTATAGTATTAAACACTGGTTCTAATGTGATAGGGCAAGTATCAATTAATCAGACTACAGACGGAACAACAAATAAAGTACAAGCAAGAAATGCTACACATGGAGATTTCCAAGTTAATGCCACTATCCAACTTGCAGATACAGATGTGTCAAACACAAATGCTGTGCCTGTGAAGGTTGGCAAAGGAAGTTTGACTACATCCCATAATGCTGTGGAAGAAACAACTACAAGTGCTGAAATAGACACAACGGGTTATAACGCAGTTATGGTGTATGTTGAAGCTATATCAGGTGGAACATGGAAAGTAGATATTCAAGGTGCAGCAGCTACAGGTGGAACATTCGTCAATTTATATGATAACTATGACAATCAATTAACTACAGGTAATCTAACAGCGGCAAGGGCAAGACTATTTGTTGGTGTAGGCAACTTCATTAAAGTAGTTGCAACAGAAGTAGTTGACGGTGGTGCTTGTACGGTTAAAGTATTACCTATGGTTGTATAGAAAGGGGGACTAATTATGTCAATCCTTTTAGATGGTGGTAGACCACAGACAACACTAACTAATATTATAACTAATGGTAATTTTACAAATGGGGATAGTTGGACTCCTGCAAATGGAACAGAAGGTGTATCGGGTAATGTGTATAGTTTGACAGGCAATGGTGATGGTGCTGTTGTATCTACAAGCCAATCAACAAGTACAGCAGTAGCTAGTGGCAAGAAAATTTACATCAAGCTACTAGCTAAAGTTACTAATGCTGATTGTAGTTCTATAACTGTGACAATGGATGGTAGTACAGCAGGTACAGAAACAACAGTAATTACCCAAGCTACACCAAGTATAGATACTTCGTATGTGTTGGAGGGTATATTGACTACTCCTGCTGATTTTACAGGAAATTACGTTATTGCAATAAAACATACTTATGCAAGTGCAGAAACAGCAGACACTAAAGTATTACAAATAGAAAAGGTAATAGCAATAGATATAAGAAATCTGGCATTAAGTACCAATACTGTTTTAGCTGCCAAAATGGATGAATCATCTGGAACTGTTGTTACAGATTCAATACAAAATTATCAAGGAACAGCAGGAGCAGGAGCAGTGGCAGGTGCTAGTGGTAGAGCATTTGACGGTGGTGCAAATGCAAAAATAACCTACGGTAATCAAGTTATTCCGCTAGGGGCTAAAAGTATTAAAACAAAAATTCAACGCAATGGAATATCAAAAGCATTAGAAGTCCTAGCGGATAACGCTGATATGAGCGAGTCTAATCATGGGACGAGTTTGAGTTTGAAAGGTTATGGTATCGACCAGTATGTAAAATTATCAATACAATCAAATACATCTAATGGAAG